ACAAGAATCTGTTTTACCGGCTTTGGTGATTTCTCCAATTGTCCCTTTTTGTGACATGTTATTACCATTCCTATTTCTCGACTACTTTATATTTTGCATAGTGCAGACTTTTTTCAGCATACTCAGGATTTAGCGTTTTACGCCATCCGCCGATAGATTTCATGAGCACACCAGGCTGTCCTGTTGCCTCGCACGTGCGAGCCGCAATCTCCTCATGTTTGGTGATTATTTCACTAAGCCTGACTGGCTCATGACATGACTCCGACACCTCGATGTAATATCTCAACCCACCAAATTTTTGTTTCACTTGAAGGATTGTGTAATTTGGGTCTATCGCGAGAAGTTCTTTGTCGCAGTCAAGGACAATCTGGTACCACCCCTCATCGACGTCGATGTTCTTCCACCACCCATCTTTTATTCTTTGGGCTAGTTCTCTTATTTCTATGCTTATATTGTTCATAGTGGGAGCCGAGGGTCTCGAACCCTCCGCCTACTCGATGTAAACGAGTTGCTCTACCGATGAGCTAGGCACCCTGCGTGTTCACCTTAGTGCCCCTGGTTGGAATTGAACCAACGTGGACCGCTACGGTTTCTACACCTTATAAGAGTGAGCCGATACAGGGGCAAGCATCATTTTGCTACCTTCCGTATTCGACATCCAAAATTGATAAACAATGAAGTTATTGAAAATAATGCTCTAGTCTTCATTTGTTTCTTCTTGCTGTATGGGTGTTTCTTCTTTTTTTTCTTCGTACCATTCCACAAATGAATCAGTTCCGTTTGTCAGGCCTGGCTTTTCTAGATTTGTAAATTTTCTAACGAATTTAGGCATCACTATCCGCGCCTCTTGGCTTTATGTTTCGTTACGGCGGAAGAATACTTTTCGGCATATGCCTGGTCCGTGTATTCCATCCTGACCACATCGTATAGCTCGTCGGCTAAGTCGCGTTCTTGTTGATAGTCATTTCTCCAGTTGTCTCGGTCGAGGCGAATTAAAACAATGCTGTCCCGTAATGCTTTGATTTCATTTATTACTATCTGGGCAAATGGGCTATTGCTTTTTTGGAGTTCTTGAATGATATCTAGTTGGTCTTTGTCGTCCGACATTTCACTATCCTTGCTCGTCGTATTTTGAATTAATCATCATGTCTTGGACGTCTTCGGGCATAAGTAGGAAGCCTTTTGCCGGATTGTCCGCGCCACCGAGGTTTATCTTATTGGATGCATTAAATCGTCCCGGGAATGCTCTTAGGTACCTCTTCAACCTCGCTACAGAGACGACAATGAACGCTCCCTCGGGTGAAAAAATATAGACCCACCACTTGGCGGTAGTTATGTTTATACCGCTCTTGTTCCAGACCTGAACGCCGTTGACATCCCTGTACCCGCGTGGGTTTTGGTCTGTTTCAACAACCATCCTCCCGTTGCGATACCTGTCGCTTTTCACCTCAAACGAACCGTCCGAAATGTCATCAAGGAATGTTGATACTAGGGATTCACCTTGCTGCCCATAGGCTAGGTCTTTTTTAAAATCAAATTTTCGTGCTGGAATATCAAATTCTGCGACCATAAACCAATCATGCCAGAATTAAATTCGATTTGCAACCCTAGTTCTCGTATACTCTCCAGTTACCGAGCTTGCCTTGAGAGTTGTCCATAATCCATTTTGCGAACTTGACGTTGCAGGAGACATCTTTCAGCCCGTCCATCCTGTTGTCAATTGCCTTTTCCCCGCAGACCATTGCAACCTTGGACCTCCAAGATGAATTTATCTGAAGGAGACCAGTGTCGTAGGACTTGTCTTTATTGAGGGCATAGGTCATATTCCCGTTTGCGTCCCATTTGGCGTTCTGGGCAGCAGGGTTGCAGCCACTTTCGCGCCAAGCAATGTACGAAAACACCTCTACGGGCTCTAGCCCGACATCCTTGAACAGGGGTTCCCATTTAGGGCAGCGCTTGGATAAGTCAGACGGGATGTTGTACACAGAACTCATCGGCGGGGAGGGAACATTGTTCGTCGGGAGATTTAGTGATTTCAGTTTTTCAATATGCTCACGGCGGGTAATGGAGCCGTAATCACCATCAACCCTGACGCTTCCGATTGCTCTTTGGAGGCTCATAACTCGTTTTCCTTGTTCGCCAAACGAGTAGTTATCCAGTAATACCTGCTTATTTTTAGCTTCTTCCATTCTGTCTGGAGAGATTACCGAGACGGCTGGTTGAGGAGCCAGCATGGCTACCTCCGCCTTTGTCCCACCCGGTATAGAAATACCTAGGGCTCCAAAAAGTATAGAAATAGACCATCCTGTGATTTGCTTCAATTTTTTTCTCCTGAACTCGGCGGATAGGGCAACAGGTTGTAGTAACTAACCTGCCTATGTCAGTATCGGGTACTTCAATATTACCAAACTATTAGGCACTTGCAACTCGGTCAGTTGTTTAACCCTTGACGAACCGTTCTAATCCCCAATAACCGTACGGGATTGAAGGCCAGTAATAAATTTTTCAAAATTTTCTAAATTTACCGAAGTTTTGAACGAATTTTCGGAAGTGACGTCGTGAATATCAAGATTCATTGAAAGGACCAAGAGATTGGCAATATCCCCACAATTAGATGACGCATCATCAATCTCTTCATCTGTCATTTCGTTGTCTATATAAAAGTATAAAAGAACACCTGCGATGTGCTCAACCAGGTTTAGCCGTGCTTCGTCTTTTGTTGTTGTCATGGGTTGCATCCTATCATCGGCGGTGCTAAAGTTGCACTCGTCGCAGTCATCCGACTTCGACACACGTAAACCAAGGAGAGAAATGAACCCAGCACCAACAGTGATTATCGGGAATGTCACACAAGACCCCGAACTCACATTCACAGCAAATGGACAGGCTCGCTTGTCGTTTTCAGTAGCTGCAAACTATGTTTGGTACGACCAGGCGGGCGAGAAGCAGGAGAAAGTATCCTTCTTCAACATCGTTGCATGGCGCTACACGGCAGAAAATGCAGCAAAGACACTGGAAAAAGGAATTGGCGTAATCATCACTGGACGCTTGGAACAGCGTTCATGGGAAGAGAAAGAAACGGGCAACAAGCGTTCAACTGTTGAGGTTATTGCAGATGAAATCGCAATCAATACTCGCAGTATTGAGGAAGTTACTCGACGCACCAAACAGGACGGCGCTCAAGCGCAGGGCGGTTCAACTGCTCCGGCTCAACGTCGTTCAAAGCCAGCATCCGCTAGTCGTCAGCCAGTTGGCGTCGGCGTGGAAGGCGAATCAGAACCATTCTGATTCCCGCTTTTTAAATAAACAAACCCTCGTTAAATCTGCGCCGAGACGCAGGAACGGGGGTTTTTTATTTTCTAGACCCACGCAGCATTTTTGCTAGGGCGTCTCCATCGAAAGGTATCGCCATTGATTCCAGTTGATTCTGCGCATCCAGCAACATATCTATTACGCTTTCTATAGATATGGTTGATTGCGGTTCTTTCGCTTGGCGCCTTGAGAGTAAGTTCAGGTTTTCCTCTATCGAGCTCATAGGTCGAGTATAGGCAGAAATATCTATCGTGGGGTTGCAAATATAATATTTAGTCATTAATGTCTAAGTTGACCTACAAATAGACGGACATAAAGGAGTTATTACTAATGTCTGAATACAATAAACTAAAGAACAGCGGACTAAAGCGTGGCAGGCCAAAACTCAGCGAGGAAGAACGTATTTTGCGAAAGCACATGAACTCAACTCGACAGGAGGCTCGGAGGCGCACCCACCTTGTTCTTCAGCACCGCCATCAGGACGAGTACGACGAAATTTTTGAACAAGAATTTAAGTCTCTTATCAAAAAGGGATACTAGACAGGTTTCTGCCCAGCCAGGTCGTCGTCGATTTCGATGGCCCTGGTTGGCTGGACATCACGAACAAGTTCACCGGTCTTAAATCTAAGAACAATTTGCGGGGGCTCCTCAGGGGTATTCAATGTTCCCACTTTTCATTGAGCCCTTACCTTTTTTTGACGGCTTCATCACCTTGGACCTAGAATTCCCGTAAACAGATTCCAACCATTCATCGAAGTCTTCCACCTCGCCGTGCTTGGAGATAACGTACTTTTCGTATTGCTTTATTAGGCTAATCAGCTCATCATCTTCTTCGTCAAATTTTGGCATGGCTATTTGGACTTTCTTGCACTTCTTCCAGCCCTTGCTGCTCTGGCGGTATTCGGAACAAATTGATTGCCCCTTCTGCTGCCCATTATCTTTTTTCTGTTTGTTGCTTTCTTTTGGGCTGGTGTAAGTTTTTCCCACGCTGCAGCGGGAAGGTATCTACGCATCCCACCCGTTCTGTTTGCCGGTTTTCTATCGCTAGTGGTCCATTTTTCCTTGGTCCACTTTTTTAGTGACCTCTGGGTTTTGCTCAGCCCGCCACGATAGCCACCACCAGCTTTTCTGTATTGCACGGCAAGAAGCTGAGCCTTTCGAGCTGACCATTGGCCGGGTTTCCCGCCATCAGAGCCAGCCAAAATGCGAGATTTAATTCGTTCCCTTAAGTCCGGCTTGGTGTAGGAGCTGTTCGCAGATTTTTCCATAAAACCAGAATCAAAACCTGCCAAAAATTCACCGACAGAAGCTTCAACCCATTCTGGGCCATATGATTTTGATTTATCGTTTCTGTTTGACATTTGTTTCTCCGATTAAAATAATAGGTGATAAAAAAGCGGAGAGGTGTTAAGTGTTTATTGCAGTCTTTGGCCGCATTTTAGGCAAGTAACAGACCACGGATATCGTCTAACCGAAGGGTGTTCGCATTCGAGCAGTGTCTTTGCTTTTGCATTAAGAACCTCTCGTATCCATGCAGACATTGTCTTCCCATCAACCTCGGCCGCCTGCCTCCATCGCTCCCTGACCTCGGCGGTCGTTCTTATGAGTACGGATGTGTTTGTTGGACCCTCGTCGTCCTTCTCTATCGGTCTAACGGACATATCGTCAGAATCGGCAACCGCCTTCATTGCAGCTTCAAGATTGCTGTCACTCATATTTGTCCTACTCCTCTGGTTCGTTCTCTACGGATACTATCTCAGCATCCTCAATATCTGCCTCGCCGAGCATTTGGCGCACTGCGCTTTCTGGAAGGACACCGGACATCCCCATCAACTGTAAGAGCTGCCTGGCTTCTGACTCTGGGTCAAATGTGTTTCCTATTTGTTTTAATTGCTCGGAGCCAGCAAGCGTAGCTTTTATCGTTTCGCTAGTTTTGTTGCCAACGTCCATTTGCACGCTGATATTAGTCTGGTCCATGCCTAGCAGTTTCGTTCTTCTGTCCATGATTGAAAGCACTTGCTGTATCGCCTTGAGGTCTGGCTCAACAGCAACTTCGGTCCCATCATCCATGACTTGCCTTCTGTGCTGAGTTAGTGGCCATATTGCCTGTTGTAGGCTATCCAATCTCTCAAGCTCAAGACGCAAAACCTCAGGGTAGGCCATAAGGGTTTCTCTGTTCATCTTTTCAAGCTGCCTAGAGATTGCTTTCGATACAGCGCTTGTTGTCATGCCGAAACGGCGTGCTATCTCGGAAGTCGAAGTCCCAGCTTGGCGAAGTTTGAATATGCGCATATCCCTTTCTCCAAGGAATTCGCGCGTTGCAATTTTATTGCTTTTGTCTTCGACCACTTCCCTATCTTAGTGAGTTATTTGTCAACATTCATGAACTCAATCACTTCGAATGGGAATATCTTGCCCCGTTTGATTTTTAGGGGCCACTGGCGCTGGTCTCGGGCGCCTCTGAAGTGTCTTACGTCGTATACATACGGCTCATTGGCTGTTGGGTCGGGTTGCAAGGAGATACCAAATTCCGGCCAACGTGACCAAACCGCAGAACCAAATGGACGAAGCTCACGAGTCGTAACGGTTGTCCCCAGCGGAGCATGGTGCTCAAGCCATAGGGCGCAACCATAGACGGTTCTGATTGTGTCAAGGTATTTTGCCACCTCAACCGCGATTGCTTCTGATGTTCGTCCACCTGGGTCAACAAACGATTTATACAGAGGCCCCATTACCAAAATATCTGGCTTAACACGCTCAATTGCTTCTTCTAATATCAGCCTGTCCTCTGGTTTGAGCAAGTCCATTCCGGATGGCTTGGTCAAGACTTCACCATAAATTCGCGCAACATGTCCACGACGCATCGCCTGTGCAACAATTGCAGAAGATGCTCTTCTGATAATTCGTTCTGGGTTTTCAAGGTCAACCGTAAGCGTGGTTACTGGTTTCATTTGTCCGTAGGTAAAAGGATGAACACCAGCAGCAGCGCAGAGCGCGACTTGTCTTGCAAGCATCGTCTTACCAACACCTTCAGCAGCAACAACAATTACTCGTTCTCCTCTTTCTAGTAAGCCAGGGATAACCCAGTCGTAAGACTCGTCGACCTGCTCCGATATGAAATCGTTCCATTGAACAAGCCGACCTGGGTCTGTTATTTGTTTTGATGTTGTTGCGGACAGAATCATTGACATCTTGGAGATAATTTGTCCAGAGCTTAGGTCGTCTCTGACGAAAAGGTCCTGAATTTTTATCAGCGCAGAGTCGTATATCGATTCTTTCTTTTCCTCAACTGGTTCGTTGTCGTCTTTTGGGCCATTCTCGATATTTTCAATGTTCTCGGTACCGTCTATGTATTCATGTGACGGCTCTGAAGTCGGGGAAAATGCTACGAGTGTCTCGAAGGTTTCGCCAGAAGCAAGATGGTCGGTGATGTCTTTTTTGTCTGGACAAATCCACGCCTGGACATCACATCCAGCATTGGTAAGAACGCTAAGCAATTTTGCTGCATGCTCTAGTCCGGGTGTGTCGTTATCCGCAATGATGTCAACCACTGCCCCAGCCAGCGCCTCGGTATGAATGTCCAACCAATGTCCGGCCCCACCTGGCATCGTTGTCGCAACATGGCCGAGAGCTGTAAGAGTGTCTACATCCTTTTCTCCTTCAACAACCCATATTGGAATCCCTGCTGTTTTGGCAGCGACAACCGCTGGAAGGTTGTAGAGAATTTTAGGGACATCAGTAAGAGAGTATGACCACTCACCATCTTGAATTGGTTTTCTCTGTCTGAAAGTCTTGACGCCATCCTGGTTTACGTATCTAACTTTTTGAAAAAGGAGTTCACCAGCCTCGTCTAGATAGTCGTATGAGCATACGAATTTAAGTTTGTCCTTGGCTATTTGCTTTGTCGCCTGAGGTTGTTGTTGTTTTTCTTTTTTGGGAAATGATTTTTCATAACTAGAATCGTTTCCGTTCTTGGGCATTATGTCAGATATGGAAAGACCTACCGACGCACATATCTCTGCAGCATCGCACCCATTCCCTCTGTGGCAATGAACGAGCACTCGGCCATCAGTACCCTCGCTGACGGAGAGGGACGGGTTGTTGTCGTCATTCCTGCACGGGCATCGAGCCATAAAGTTGCCACCGCTTTGACGCACACCGTCAAGCCTGTCTAGGAAATTTTGGACAATCAAACCAGGTGCATTCATTGTGCTTCTCGTAACGCTTTCTTTATGGCAGCGTCCTTGAGTCTGTAGTTACCCTTGTAGGCATACCCATTAGCATTTCTCCGACCGATACCTGGAAGGAAGATTCTTGCTTCGCGAGAGAGAATTATTCCCCTGCTGCTCCTGAGTAGCGCTCTTTCTGCTTCTGTTTTGCCACCCCATATGCCGATTGGTTCGTGTTTTAATGAGTACTCAAGACAGTGTTCCCTACTGGCGCACGAGTTGCATAACTCAATGGCTTCCTTGGCGTCGGTTTTGTATTTTTCCCACTGCTCGCGCGGTAGCCCCTTTTCGATTACTGGGAACCATTTGTCAACATTGTGCCCTTTGCAGTTCCCCTCGGCTGGCGGTGTATCGCAGTTTTGCAACAATTTGACTCCTTACGTCGGATTAGGTTTGGTTATCCTAGCGACGTCGGATGAAGAAAGAAATACCAGAGCGTGTTTTACTACGAGATTTCCCGAAATATCTGTTGCTACAATATCAATCGCTTCTAAGGGGATTTTAAATCTTGAGGCAATCGCTGCTTTCATTTTGCTTATATCGATTTCTTCTTCAACAAATTTTATATTATCGTCGATATTCGCAGGGATGGCCCCAGCCGTCAAGGCTTTCATCACGCCATCTTTTTGAACTGCACGAAGACACCATGCGCAAGCTAATTTTGGGGTTGATGCAGCACGCGCTCGAGTTTCTGTATGCCCGCATGAAAGCAGGTGTCTGTATTCGACTTTTCCCCATGCGCCTTCACGGGTAATTTGGACCACGTCTTGGCGTGGCGCTTTGCGATGCTCAGTTGTCACAGCCCACCATTATGGTGGAGAACGAGGTTACTTTGAGAGACCCTTGAAGAACTTTCGCAACCATTTTTTTACACCACGAGCATCGACTGACACTTGTGCTGGAATGCTGTCGATTAATTTCTCGATTTTGTCTGCGTGCTCAGCAATCTGCTTGGATGCAATTTCCTCAACAAAATCCTCCGCTTTAGCAAAAGTGCTTTTTGGGGCAGCTTTTTTCACAGGAGCCTTTTTGGCCGCTGCCTTTTTTGCAGGAGCCTTTTTTGATGTTGTCTTTTTCTTTGATGTTGCCATAGCCTAAACACTAGCAAACCCTCATCGGCTACGGCGCAACTACCTCCCCTGCCACAAGGCGGCCCAGCGTAGGCTGTGAAGGTGGAAGGTTCATATGACAACGATTATAGTAAAATTGCCCTTGCTATAACGGCGGCCCAATTAGCCAAATCTACCAGTGTGAAAGAATTTGGTATCGGAGAGGACCTCTCAATCAATTTCTTCGGCTGGGACCGCGACGAACTGGTGATTGTATGCCAGATGAGGCAGGATTTGATGAAGATTGACCCAGACGAGCGTTTGGCGCGCTGTGCGGAGCTCTGTGCTGTTCTGAGACGATACTGGGGCATATCATCAATAACCATGGTTGCCGAGGGGTACTGTTCTGCGGATATGGCAGAGACAGAGGGCCTAGCCCTATCCGACGCCTTTCTAGATGCCTCAAAGCCGGTAAAGGAGTGCATTACGGTCACCAACGTAACCCTTGATAAAAAGGCCATAAACGACAACGGTTTTGTAACAACCATTCTTGCAGTCCCTTACTCTTACGAACTCGGCAGAACCCTAAAGTGGTTTGACACGCTTATTTACACAAACGGCGGCGGAAAAAATTTCAGGAACTCTAAGTATCCACAATCAATGAGGCGGGCATTGAAGAACAAGATAGTTGAGGGTCTCCCAAACGAAGCCTACGATGAGCTGAGAGGGATAATAAAGATAAATGGATTCCACATACAGGAATTTTATTAAAGTATAATTATCGAATATGCCATTTTACGATAACTCCTACGACGATATGTATGGTCGTTCACGAAACCTTTTTGATAATGTAACAATTCTTCCTGCGGACAGGAGCCCGTGTCTCGTATGCGGCCATCCAACCGGCGATTGTGCAGGCAGTGATTCTTCACATACACGAATATCTGGGCTCGGACTAACCGAAGCCCTCAAGACTGTTCAAACATATCTAGTCGAAGAGGATATTCACGAAGAGAGACAAATAACACCTTCGATAAAAACAAAAGTTCTGTTGCACAAGAAGGGCAAGCAGATACCATATGCCGAAGCCGAGAGACTTGGGTTGATAAAAGACTGGTCAAAATAAGAGAAAAGTTACTACGACTTTAGACCCTTTCAGTATTCTCGGTTAAGTTAAAATCGATACCTACTCAAACCACTATCACACAGGAAAAATCATGACTTCGCTTGACCAATCGTTCGTAGATTCGTATTCTCAAAAACAGGCTCCATGGGGCTTTAATGGCATGGGAGAAATTGTATTTCTCCGCACATATAGCCGTAAGAAGGAAAATGGAAACAACGAGACATGGCCAGAGACTCTCCAGCGCGTAATTAACGGTGCGATGGAAGTTGGCGTTGAGTACACCAAGGATGAAGCAGAAGCTTTGTTTGACCATTGCTTCAATCTTCGCTGCTCATTCGCAGGCCGTTCGTTGTGGCAGCTCGGGACGCCACTTGTTCAGAAGTTCAATGCAACATCTTTGAATAACTGCTACTTCACAAACATCGAAAAAATTGAAGACTTCGAATTGCTTTTTGAGTATCTTATGCTTGGTGGTGGCGTCGGTTTCTCCGTAGAACGTTCAAAGATTCACGACCTGCCAAAAGTCAAGCTCGGTGTAACGATTACACACGAGCGCAGCAATGACGCAGACATCATTGTCCCCGACTCGCGTCAAGGCTGGAAGCGACTTCTTCACGCAGTATTGAAGTCATACTTTGATACAGGTAAGTCGTTCTCATATTCGACAGTTCTTATTCGTGAATATGGAGCACCGTTGAAGACATTTGGCGGTACCGCATCTGGTCCTGGAGCACTAATTGATGGAATCGCGGATATTGCGAAAGTAATGCAGAACCGTGAGGGTAAGAAACTCCGTTCGATTGATGTGCTTGACATTTGCAACATCATTGGTCGCATTGTCGTCTCCGGTTCATCGCGACGTTCAGCACAGATTGCGATGGGCGACCCAGATGACGTTCTTTTCCTTCGTGCAAAAAATTGGGCATCTGGGAATATTCCAGCATGGAGAGCAAACTCAAACAACTCCATCTATGCCGACCACTACGACGAAATCATGACCGAACTCTGGAAGGGCTACGACGGAACAGGCGAGCCCTACGGCTTGTTGAATCGTCGACTTGCTCGCAAGTTCGGAAGACTCGGTGAGACCAAGCCAGATAACTCAATTGAGGGTTTTAACCCGTGTGCGGAAATCGCACTAGCCGACGGAGAGTCATGCAACCTATCAACGATATTCTTGCCAAACGTTGATTCGCTTGAGCAATTTAAAGAAATTTCCCGTTTGCTTTACAAGACGCAAAAACAAATCACTCGTATGGCGTATCCTTACGAAAAGACCACGAACATCGTGAGCAAGAATGCGCGACTCGGACAGTCGGTAACAGGAATCCTTCAGTGTTCAGAAGAGCAAGTTTCTTGGCTATCGCCTGCGTACGAGTACTTGCAGGAGTTCGACAAGCAGTACTCTGCTGAGCGTGGATGGCCAGAGTCTGTTCGTTTGACTACGGTTCAGCCTTCTGGAACGCTTTCCCTACTTCCTGGAGTTACGCCGGGAATCCACCCTGCATTTGCTCCCTTCTACGTGAGACGGGTTCGCTTTGGCTCCTCAGACCCACTTGTAGACGCTTGTCGCAAGCGCGGATACAAAATCCAATGGGACATAGGTATTGACGGCAGAGAGGACCACACGCGCTACGTAGTGGACTTCCCATGCATGTCGCCAGAGGGTTCAGTTCTCGCTTCAGCAATGACCGCAGTCGAACAGCTCGAATGGGTTAAGAAGATGCAAACCGAATGGGCAGACAATGCCGTCTCCGTAACCGTCTATTACCGCAAAGAGGAACTCGGAGAAATCCAGGATTGGCTCTCGAAGAACTACGACAAGAGCGTTAAGTCAGTTTCGTTCCTGTTGCATGTCGACCATAACTTCTCCTTGCCTCCATACGAAGAAATCACCAAGGAGGAGTACAACAAGATGCTCGCCAAGGTTGATTTCTCAACTCCGTTGCAAGAAGTGACTTTCATGGGAGAAATAGATTTGGACAACTGCGCAACAGGTGCGTGCCCGATAAAGTAAATGGCATGCGTCGGTAGCTCAATCGGATAGAGCAACAGACTTCTAATCTGTAGGTTGTAGGTTCGAGTCCTACCCGACGCGCCATAATTAGGAAAGAGAAAAGATGGAATCGCAAAGTTTTGGTTTTGTTCGTCTCGACTCGTGCATGGCAGATGACATTTCTGTGGTCAATTCGGCGAGGGTTTCATTTGCCAAGTCGCAGCAAGAGATGGATGAATCCGCAAAAGGTTTAATCAACTTCCTCATGCGTGAAAAACATGGGACCCCATTTGAGCACAATGCATTCCGCTTTCATGTTAAATGTCCAGTCTTTGTTGCTAGAGAGTGGTTCCGGCACAGGATTGGCTCGTTCAACGAATTTTCAGCAAGATACAGCGAGGTAGGGGAAGACTTTTTTGTACCGTACCAAACCGATGTTAGGTCGCAAGTTGGAAAGCCTGGGGCGTATGAGTTTCATATGGTCCAAGAAGAAATTGCCGACCAAGCAATAGAGATAATTAATCAGGCAAACAGCAGCGCCTATGACGCATATAAAAAACTTATAGATATTGGCATTGCAAAAGAATTGTCAAGAACTGTCCTCCCGGTTGGTATGTACACGCAGTTTTACTGGACAGTAAACGCTCGCTCTTTGATGAATTTCCTTTCGTTGCGTCTATCCAAAACAGCGCAACTTGACATCAGGGGGTACGCAAAGTCCGTGGAGGCTATTTTTGCAGACAAAATGCCTGTTACGTACAGGGCCTGGGTTGAGAATGGAATGAATTGCCCCTAGTCGGGATTTAAATTTACTGCAATTGTAAGTACCGGCAACAAGACTTACAATTGCCATGATTCATCACGAGGGGGCATCCATCTAGGTGGTGCTGAAACTGACTCTGTCTACCCTCACTTTGGCGAGTAGCTCAGTTGGTAGAGCAGCGGACTGTTAATCCGCTTGTCGTAGGTTCGAGCCCTACCT